CTACCAGATGAATCTACAGTAATAGATTCAATTTTTCCATAATCAATTCCATCAAGAGACTTATAGTTTAGAATTTCTACCCCATTGAGGAGTATTCCATTTTTTGTTCCAGGTTCTGTTATAGTTTTACTTAGATCATTATTTTGTCCTGGAATCTCTCTAAACAATTTTTGATTGTTAAGAGTTTTATTCTTATGGATATAAAGTTCAATAGTGTTGTCAGTAACCGAAATTGGTTCTGTGGAAACATATTCTTCATTATAGAGTTGAGATCTACTCTTAGCTAACTTAATAGTTGTAGAATCTGCAAGACGCTTTACAAAATACACTCCTTCTTTGGCAATGCCAGTTTGAACTGTTGAAGTAGTAACTGTGTTGCCGTCAATATCGGTACTAGTTGTTGTTATCGTTTGTGGAGTGTAATAAACAAGGTCTCCAGTGTAGAACCCATGGTCACCAGATGATATAATTTTAAATGTATCTGTGGTAGCAGTTCCTGTTGATGGAAATGTTCCACTAAATGTAACTTTAGTTTTTCTAATTGCGAGTTCTTCCCCAGAATAACTTGGAATAGAAGAAGACGCAACTAATGTAGAAGTTCCTTTCTTGTATACATTTTGAACATTTGATGCAATATTGGAGATATCATAATTCTTTGCATCTCCTTTGGAAATATTTCTTCTAATTACAAGAGAATCTAAAGGAACATTATCTAAGTTTCCTTGATCTCCGATTGTAATTTGATTTGCAGAGTTTACCGAATAAACCCTTGAAGTTGATGAGTAATTACTTCCAGTGATTCTTAGAGTATCACCAATTCGGAAAATATGCTCATTATTGAGAGTAAGTTTATATCTAAAATTAACTAAATTAATTTTCTCTAATTTTTCTACTTCGTAAGTAGTTGCAGCATTTAAAATCCAAGTATTGGATGCAGCATCGTTAGCTGTCAACCCAAGAGTTTTTACTCGGATGGTATCGCCCTTCTCGTAGTACCTGTTATTCAACTGCTGCGACATATCTGCCTTGAGACTTTTTTACTTATTTAGTAACCATATCCACCGCTTCCGCCACCTGAAGAGGAGGAACTTCCTCCTCCACCACTACTAAAAGATGTGCTGGAAACTATGCTTGCAGAAGCAGAAATGCTAGAAGAACTGCCACCAGTTCCAGAAGTTGATGCACTGTCTTCTCCAAGATTCTTTAAACTGGATTCTTTAGTATCATAGATGTAATCATGTGGACTCGAAACATGTTTTGCCCCAACCATTTTTCTTCCTCTATGGATATGATATGGTCCATAATATGGTTTTCCTTTTACCCAACCAACTTGCTCTCCTACATGATAATCACTTAAAACATTAACAATTCTGACAGTCACCACAGTTTCATCATCTAAAACAACCGTAGCAAAAGTATTAATACCAACCACACTTTTATCCGAAATTGTATCTGTAACTCCACTAACACCATAGAATTGAGTTATTGATTTTGATGCATATGAAACTATTCCAGTAGTTCTATCATCATAAGTCACAATTAACTCTCCAGAAGTTGGGAAACCCACTGTTGAATCAACATCAAAAGTTGTGGAGGAAGATGTATAGTTTCCAATCAGTTTGGTTTTTGGATATGCAACAAATTCTCCATATTTTACGCCATCAAACTGAAGGTCTCTATTGTAATTTGCATCAAAACTTATTCTATAATAATCTGTAGTTGCTCCACCAACAAGAACACGCTCTACATCAGTAATTGGTGCGTATGACTTATTGATTAAATCTTTGTATGCATATTGATACAGAGTATATCCCCTAATATCCATCACATTACCTGAAATTGGCTCAACAATCATATCTTTTGTAATTTTATATAATGATTGTGATGGCGAAAGTAGATTTTCCGCAGGTTTTATGATATTGACTTCTTCACCATAAAGTGCTTTGAATAGAATCTTAAAAGATTGATCAGTTCCCTTTGATGTATAAAAATCCTTTGCTTGTTTTACAAAGAGGTTCTTATTAATTTTGTCGGATAATGTAGTATCTTCAAGTCCAGGCAAAAATTGATGTTTTACTTTCTTAAAAAATCTTGATAGGAAATCAACACTTAAATTTTCTACAGTTGCTTCTGCATCATGGCTGCTAGAAATAGTATTTGAGAAAGTAAAAGTCTCATTTACATCGTTTTGTGAATAACCTTGGAAACCACGAATACAACCAGTAAAACTAAAACTATTCTTTCCAGTATAAGTTATAATTTCATTATCAATTTTAATTAATCCATATTCATCAGGAAAACCATTCGTGTTTGACACATATATGATATCATCATAGTATGTAATGTCACTTCTCAGAGAAACTGACTTAGTAACATTTGCATTATTGTTTAACTTGATATATCGATCAATATTTTGCAGTAAATCAAGAGGAGCACCTTGAAATTCTTGGGAAAGATAATATTGAGATAAAAATTCTCCCAAAAGAGGAAACTCATCCCGAACATAATCGGGAAGTTGATTCTTTACAATAGTCTTGAAAGGAACTCTAGTCTGTGTCATTTTATGGCCTTACCAACAAACCTCTGTTATAGTCGTAACTTGAAGAAACGACATATGATGATGCGGATGGGTCTATCCCAGAAGCAATAGAATCATTTACCATCTCAAAAACACTATTATTAACATCTAATTGCAAGTACAAATCTTGCAATCCAATCACATCATTTGATTGTGGTGTCACTACAATTTGAATTGTTGATTGGCCATCAATAACTTTCTGAGTTGATTGAATGTTGATTGGATTTAGGGTAATAATTCCTTTCACATAATCAATTCTTCCAACATTTCTCCTAACAATCGTTGGATCAGTTGCATTTGGATTTTGGAGCGTAAACAAGAACAAAGAACCATTCGTTCTGTTAGTATTTGGAATGTCTCCAAGGTAAACATTTTGTGTAATACCAGCAACCTTGAATGCACTAGAGCGAATATTATATCCACTCATCCTTGAAATGTGGAGTTGATTGCCGAACCCTATAGAGTACTCTGCAAGGGTGTTGAGGGCAGCCCTGACATCTCTACGCATCGATACAGCGGTGATATTTGAAGTGATTGATTCATGACTATCATCAATAATTTTTAAGAATTTACTATACTTAAATCTTGCACCATACTTATTGAGTTCACTTGAATCTGCATATGACTCAATATTATTTTGTATTATGGAAGAAACTTCAGAGGCAGATGATGCTTGATTGCTGTTGTAATAAATCTTGGAAGATACCTCAAGGTAAAGATACTTGAGGTCTAAAATTTCTGGAACGATTCCTGCAACTGCATATTTTTTCAAATCTCTCTTAATATTCTCTTTGACGAGATTTGGAAGAAATTCACCTGTTCTTGGTTTAATACTAATAAAAACTTTTCCATATTGAGGAGGAACTAACTCTTCACCACCAAATACAGAAATAGATTCTGTTTCTGGATAGATTTTTGCCGGAATTAGAGTTTCATAATCATTTGCAGTTAAAGCTCTGTTCTGAGAAGCATAGATTCTAGGAGCAAACTTTTTAATCGAATCTACTTTTTCAATAACATCTCCACCAGTAGCAGAAATATCAGTTGTGAGAATTGAAATTCCTTGAGAAATAGTATATGTAACACCATTTCTCACATAAGACATTCGACCATTGAAGGCAAAACTACTTAATCCATTAGAACCACCGCCAGAAGTGGTCAAATAAGTAATTTCAACGACATTTCCTTCACTTAGTGCCTTGCCAAAGATCCCATCACCAAAAAGTATTTCATATCTTTCGTCTTCTACCTCTTGTAAGAAGAAAACTCTTGAATCTCCATCAATATCAAATAAACTATCTTGTTTTGTGTAGGTTCTTTTTGCAGTAGAACTATTTGTTCCTACTCTAACACGGATTAAATCAGTATCTGCCCCAGGATTGTTGATTAAAAATCTCTGATTTGGGTTTCTTGAACTATAAGTATATGATTCGGTAATATATGTTCCTTCATAAATCGGTAGTGTATCAAATGATGCTTCTCCATTCACTACAGGAACTGTTATATCATCCATAATGGAGAATATATAAGAATTTCCACCAAAAGTACCTCCCGATGTTGCGATTGGGCCCTTATTCAAGGTAATTGATGTTGGTGCTGGGGTAATTCCAGTAGTATCAACGAAAAAACTAATAGTTGCTCTTGAAGCTTTTCTTGATCTTGGGGTATATCCAATATTTCTTGCAAGCGAAACAACATTTTCTCTTAATGTTGCGCTATCAATGAAACACTCATTTGATACCATATTGGCATTGTATGATGCCAAGTAAGTATTGTATGCTAAAACATCTAAAATTGTGGACAGGTTAGACCCTTCAAAGTCATAGTCCGTAAAATTAGAATTGTTTCTTAGATATTCTCTAAGTGTAGATTTAATCTGGGCGAAATCCAGATTTGCGTAGTTTACTAGTGCCATTTATCGAGTTGATTCTAATACAAACTCTAACTGTTGAGGTGGTATATCAACTCCAATAATTCTGTAGATAATAGTTACATTAAAACCGTTGTTATCGAAATCAGGATCGACCACAACGGAAGATAATGAAACTCTTGGTTCATAGTTAATGATGGAGTTTTCTATTTCATCTCTAATCGTCACTGCAGTAATGTTATCAATGTTTTCAAACAGTGATTGACTAATGTTTGATCCAAAATCTGGATCAAAAAACTTTTCACCAGGAGCAGTAAAGACAATGTTTCTAACAGATCTTGCGATTGCAGAAGCATTATTCAAAGCAATGACATCATATGTAAGGGGATTGGCCTTAAATGATGCACTAATATCTTTGAAACCTTGACTTACCCTTTCTAAAGGCATTATCTATAATTATATTATAAGTTCTGACTTATTTATAGGGGCAAATCTCATTCGTAAAGTGGTTCTGGATCACTTTGAGGATCAAATAATTCACCCTCTTGTTGCAATTTCTTCTTTTTAGGTGTCAAATCATCATTTGAGATTTCACGAAGCATTTTTTGATGATTATGATTAGCTAAATTGTCTAAAAAATCATTCATTTTCGTTCTCCTTAGGTAAATTTTCGCGTTCTTTAGCAGTTTTCCAAAAATATTCGTCCTCACGACCCATTCCAAGTCGATCAAAACCATTTTCAACACTATAATATTGAGTTGATACCTTAAAATCAGGCATTTTGGGTTCAACAGGTGTCAAACTATTGTCAAAAATACGCATTCTATTGTTTGGATAGAGTGCATATTGTCCATTATTCAATTTAATGAGGTTATGAGACTTATGTTCAGCTGGATTTTCACTGGTTGCATAATCAATTACATCACAATCTTGATGATAGTTATCAATTGTGCAAATATATTCGCCTTTTATTATACCATGATCGCGAGTATAGCACTCAAAATCCATTGAACCAATAAATTGTTTATGAATTGATACCACACCATAATCCATACAATTCCAAAACTGTAGATTTGATAGGTTCATATCAGGTGTAGGTGTTACTGGTTCACTTACAAAAGCACTAATAGGTAATTTATCATACATTGCAGCATATTCTGGTAAGTAAGTCTCAAAATAAAAAGCACGCCCAGGTATCGATTTACACGATACCCAAACGCCCTTTACAAATTCACCATGACCACTTTGATGATCAGTGAGATATTCTTTTCTTACCCATACTTCAACAGAAGGTAAGTTACAAATTAATGCTGACATAAAGTAACAAAGGATTGTTACATCTATTTACCTTGCCCACGATACATCTTCTTTTTACCATTACGGGAAGTGGCAGCATACTTAGTATGTTTACCTTGTCCTTGACGAGTATTTTTGGGCTTTGATTCAATAATCTTATTGCCCGAAAGACCAACTTTTGATCGTGCCATAATTAAATCTCCTTAAGTTGAATTTTTTGTGGTTCAATAGTACCTTCACCCGAGAAAAATTTTTCGGAGAAGTCTTGTAGAACCTCTGCTGCTTCTTCAAACGAGAGGTTGCTACAAATCATCTTATCCTCATAATATAAGTTAAAACGAGTCACGCTCAAATAACACGAGTTTTTTCATGCCCAACACGAATTCGAGGATCACACCAAATATCATAACCTGCTTTAATAGCATCAAGACAGAATGAGACATCCTCACCACACATGTCCTGAACACTTCCAGATTCAAAAACTTGCATCT